CTAACTGATTTCTCCCCATAAGTCACCTAATATCTGATTAGGTGGGGCAGAACCATTCCATGTTCTAATAGGCAAGTAATAACGTTGCCCCTCCCATGTATATCCTACCCAAACATGACCATCTTGTAACATCACTTCTGTATAATCACAATACCCACCAGGTTGGAACTGATAACCCACTGGACAAGATAAGAATGGCCCCACTTTTCTTACTGTGATTGGTTGATTACCGTTTGTGAATCTAGCACTTTCTTCCATGTAGTAAGTACCATATTTATTACGTTTCCATGCACTCGCAACTGGTTTAACTGTATTACTTGAAGCGCTTGACTCATTAGAGACAGTGGCAACTGGTATCTTACCGTCCATATACACTCTAATTTGCTTGATAAAGTAGTCTTTAAGTTGTAATTGTTTATCTTCCGGCAATAGGCCACGAGTTACTGGGTCAAAACCAGTGTGCAATACTGAGCTTCTGTGTGGGCATGATGTTGAAGTGAATTCGTTGTGTAATCTGATTGTATTTCTGTTTGCTGGTAATCCCCATTTTTTCAACAATCTAGCGCATTCTTGGAAAGTTGCCTGCTCGTTTTTTAAGAATGTCGCGTTATCTGCGCCCATTGATTGACATACTTCAATACCGTAATAATATTTATTACCTATTTGATTAGCGGTATGCCAACCTACTTGTGATTCTTCTAAGGCTTGCCAAACTGTGTTGCCTGATACGTAACTATGCGCAATGCCCGCTTCTAATCTTGATAAAGGTGCATTTACTAATCCGTTACGATATGCTTCAGCAGTCGCCCCTTTGCTCCCTGCGTCGTTGTGTATAACTATACCTTTAGGGTTACTACCACGCTTAGGTAGGTCATAACCTTTAACCACATCTTTGATGATTTTAAGTTCTACTGCTTTAGGTTGTGGCTTAGCTGTTTCTTTTTTAGGTGCTTGTGTAGGAGATTGAACTGATCGTGGCGCTGTCTCACTTTTAAAATTCGGACGGATAAACCACATAGGGAAATCATAAGCATGTTGTCGTCTTGTAACTTTTTCCCAACCCCAGCCGGGTTGTTCGATTCCGTCAGTCCAGCCACCGCCTAGCCAATTCTGCTCATATACAATGATGTAATCTAAAGTTGCTTCAATTACCCATGCAACGTGACCATATCCAGCACCGTAGTTGCTACCGAATACCACCATGTCGCCAGGTTGTGCTAAGAAGTCTGGTGTATTTTGGTATACAGTAGCTAATCCGTCGAAGTTGTTAGCGAACGGAATATCTTTTGCGCCTACACCTTTTAGGAGTAATCCAAACAAAGCTTTCCAACCAGCATTAGCATAATCAAAGCATTGAAATGCATACCAAAGGTCGATATTAAATTGTTTTCCCTCAGAAGTTTTCAACCACTCTATAAACTCTTTTTTAGTCAATTTTGCTTGCATTGTCGCCACCTCCGTGATGATACTCGTTCACGTCAAAACCGACTTCATTAGAGGCGTCTGTAAATGGTTGTGATGTGTCGTACTCTTTCGGTGCTTTTGTACTTAATTCCGGTGTTAAGCTAGTATCTTGTGAAGTTTTCCAAGTGACTTGTTGTTCTTCTTTGCTACTATCTCTAGGCGCTTGATATGTCTGTGCTATAGATGAATCAGCAACACCTTTTGACGTTGGGTCAGTAATAACACCAATACCTGTAAGTAATGTGAGGATAGCACCTATAATCGCGCTGGCTTGATTTAATTGAGTTGATAAATCGAATCCGAATAAATCTGTGATTTGTTTGATAAATAACAACAATGCACCAACTAAACCTGTTAATACTGCTTTGTTTTTGAATCTCAATTTCCAGTTAATATCCATTTGTTTGCTCCTTTTATCCAAAATAAAAAAACGACTAAAAATTAGTCGTTTAAAATTATTCAATGGTCAATGTCGGAGATCCTGAATAAACATCACTTATAGTGACATACAACGTCCCTGAAGGATTACTAAAGTCGATATTTTTACTTGCAACTCCGCTATTGACTCCTGATATTCCTAATTCACTTGACCCTAAATTAGTTTGCGAAATCCTCATTATACCGCTACGTACATTTTCTATTGTCACCTGATAACTTTTATTAGGTTCAACTCCGTTTATTGTCCATTTTGCTGTTGATTCTTCTATGCTATCCGGATATTTATTTTTAGGTAAGGGTTTTATTACAAAAGATGAAGGCTTTTTCCATACTTGGATATTTCCAGCATATACTTTTGTATATTCTTCGCCTTCGTAAATAAGCTTCTTTACATTTTTAAAATTACCTTCCATAAAATCACCCCTTAATTAAGTAAAGTGTATTAGGGTCTTTTTGATACAAATAATTATATTCAGTTTCACTGCCTGTCCAAATATTCAGTGACGGCTGCGAAGAACCGATAGGTTGATAAAGTTTATCTGCTTCCTCTTTTGTAAAAGCATTTGATGATAAAAGATAACGTTCATCATGACTGTGATTTATGTCTGATTTTTTTGATAAAGCATTTTCTAATCCTTCAATCTGTTTGATTGTATGACTATGATTTTTATCTGCATACAAACTGTTTAATGATTGCTTGAATCTCTCAAAATCTTCTGTACTAACTTTTGAGCCAATCTGTTGCAATACACTTTCTGAAATAGAGTTGTTTTGTATTGCTTCTGCTAATTCTCTTAATGTATTCATAGATTCAGGCGCGCTATCAACTAGTTCAGCAATTTTTGAATCCGTATACGTTTTAGAGTCGTTGAGAGTTGTATCTTTGATTTTTTCAACTTCTTGCAATTTATTTTCTAACCCTTCAACATTTGCGATATTGATTTTATCCAATAACTCAGGTTCTGCTTTGATATCTGTATCTTTACCATCAATTTGCCACATTTTAGTGTCAGGATTGATTGATACTACAGTACCGTTTTTACCGGGTGCGCCTTGTTCTCCTTTTTTACCTGTCTCACCTTTTGCACCAGGTTGTCCCGGTTCGCCTTTATCACCTTTCGCACCTTTAAATCTACTTTCATTCTTTTCGATGTAAGAAATAACATCTTTATCTATTTTCTCTTTAAAGTCTTTGCTCAATAAATCTGTCGCGTTATCTTTTAAGATTCTCGTAATAGCATCATCTACCAATTTAACATCGATTTCTTTTGCTACAGCAGATTCAATACCACTATCAATGATATTGAAAGAAAAGTTCGCGACATGTATTTTTTCTTCTTCTTTCTCTAAAAACAGCTTACAACGTACATAACCAGCGTGTTTGATAACCTTTTTAGGTATCTTGTAGATAATGAACCCTTTTACAACATCGTCGATAATAAGGGGCTCATTTTTGAATATAGAGCCATCTTCCATAAACAAATGTAATCTAGGTGTTAAGCCATGTGCTTTTAGATCGATACGACCTTGTTTGTCATTGATACCTATTCTTATAGATGCTGTATTTTCATCTTCAGTGTAAAATCGACAGCCAATGTCACCTAAGTCAACACCATCATTTTTTATTCTCGTTTCAACATCTTTTATTTTGTACATTTACACACCTCTTTATTTATATTTATCCCTTGTGAAGTAGATACCTTTTAATCCGATTTGTTTATATAACTTAGCGATTGTACTTGCTTGATGTTGGCACCACTCTATAGCAGTAGCGTATTGGTGGGTAGCTGGATTCTTAGGATTCCATCTAATTCGGTACAATGTGTTTTGACCTTTATTGATGTAATCCTTTCTTACGAAGCTAGCACCGCCCATGATTGCTTTTGCTGGAGATGTCCAACCTTTATTCCTTGCAAACGTCATTGCGTAGTTAGGATTGTTGTCGTAAGCGCCAATGCCGAAGTAGTTGTATACTCCATCTTTTCCGTTAGCGAAGTTACTTGTTCCATATCCACTTTCTAAGAAAGCGTGCGCGATTAAATAAATTTCATTAATGCTGTGCTTTTTACAAGCTTCTGCGAACGCTTTACCTTGATTATTCAATGTTCCCTTACCTTTAAGTATCTTATTAAGTGCGCTAACTGAAACACCTTGATACTTGCCTAAATTAAGCATTTGGTAGCACTGCGTGTTGCTTTCCCATATTCGTTTAACATTCATTGCTGAACTCGTTTGTGCTCGTGTAGCGTTAGCCCAACCCCAAGCATTAGATTTTTTCGGGTTACCTCTTGCCATTTGTTTATCCAGTGCTTGTTTGAATGTATAAGGACTCGTTTCTGTTATGATCTGCGGTTGTTTAGATGCCGAACCATTGTTGGCTGTTGGTGACGAGTCTCTTACATTAGCTATATCAGCGTTTTTATTATCTACCATAACTTTTATTCTAGATTTTGTTACTGTTGGCTTAGTTATAGAATTTAATAATTTTTCTCTGTTTTTAAATATATTAAGTAATGCCTTTTCTAATGCTTCGTATTTATCTTTAGGAGGAACACCGTTGTCAATCATATTCCAATTAACATGTTCCAACATTGAACGCCAAATGCTGTCGTCTACTTTTAAATTTTCAATACTTAGAGGTATCTCATATTTGGCCATCATATCTACAGCTACAACCATTGCGTGAATCTCATTAAAAATAAATTCATTTTTACTCGCACTATAATCTTCACATACGTCTATAACTATATAATCAGGTTCATTAGGAACTTCAAATACAGCTCTTCTAGGTGCCCAAATATTATGTCTGTCAACATAAAAGTGGGGATATTCTACATCCTGTTTGTATTTCTTCCTACTGTTATATAAACTTTCTACCGAGCTCATCGTTTGTGCGTTTCTAATCATTATTCCTTTAGGTTTTTCGAGTCGTCGATTACCTTCTACTATAAAGTGATAAATATATTCTGGATAATTAACCTCTTGGCTAGAAATAGTGTACTTTATAGTTGTTACATCTTTCCAAATTGGAACTTTTTTATTATTTTTTTCGTTATCATCACTATCATCTTCTGGTTTAGGTGCCGGTGTAGTTTTGTCTGGATGATATGGTGGTCTAACAAAATATTTAACCCCTCCACCTGGTCCATCATGATAAGAGTGTTTAATTTTATAAGGTGGACTTCCTGTTGCGTTATTTGTATACCAGTTTTGATCTACGCCATACCAATAGTCTTTTGTGCATGGTCCCACTACAATGTTTACATGTCCTGCCCAACCACCAGTCCAAACACCCCAGTCGCCTGGTTGTGGTACAAAATCTTTTGTATTTCTAATTATCTTGAAATCTCTACCTCTATAATTGGATTTTTGAGCCATAGCATCAGCATTTCCCCATGTTCTAAACCCCCAATATTTATCGAGTAAATAATTAGGTAAATCCCAGCATTGTGCTCCCATTCCAGAACCAGGTACATCAATAGCTATTTTATTTTTAGCGATATACAACGCCCACTCTACTACTTCACTAGCTGTAGGTTTTCTGTTTTTTGGATTAGGTAATCCCATGTATGCACCTCATTTCAATCAAAATAAAAAGCCAGTGCCGAAGCACTGACTCTTAACTGTTATTTACATTTACCAAACCAGAAGCACGCCCAGAAGCTATATCCTAAAATCCCTTTAAGCATGGTAATCACCTCCTTTAAATACCAAAAATAGTTCTTAGTAAAGCTATGACAATCGTACTGAAGATAGTCCCTATCAAACCGAGAATCCACATTTTTATGTCTCTAATATTCTTGGCATTCTTTTCTTTATTCTTTTCATCTTCTACCTTGTCGCGCTTTAATTCTTCAAAATTTCTATCTAATTTGTCATAAATCTTTTCTTGCGCTCTAAGACTATCTTCTATTCTGTCGAATTTTTCAAACATAGTCTTATCATTTTCTTCTAATCGCGTTAAACGCCAATCTTGTTCATGTCGTTTGGTAAAACCAAACATTACGCCACCTACTTTTTGTTAAATTAAAAAGCCACAAGCATTACACCTGTGACTTTTCATCTTTTGTTTCTGGATATTTTTCTCCAGTGATTAAAGCGTATTCTTCTTTATCGATTAAACCCTTGTCTACGTACCACTTAATTTGCTCGTTTTTATAGTAACCCCAAACATAAAAAGTTTTAATGTCTTTAAAAGTTGGATAAATCATCTTCATTATTTAAACGTCCCCCTCAGTACTTGTTTTGTTAGTTTTCAGTTCAGTCAACTGTTGTGTTAACATAGCGTTTTGTTGAGCTAATTCCATTGTTAATACGTTTACTTGTGCCACCTGCATTTGCATACTCGCAACCATTCCGCGAAGTTCCTCATCACTTAAATCTGACGCACTTTGTTGGTTTGATGCATTCGGTACGTCTTCTTTTTCGAAATTGCTATTGTATTTAATTTCGCCGTTAGTGAAAACAAACTTTCTAGGTTCGAACTCTTCTTTAAATTTAATAGGCACATTGTTATCATCTACATCTAAACTATTGCGTAATCCGCCAGTATTAACGTATCCGATAACTTCGTTTTTATCGTTTACTGTGATTTTCATTATTTCCACCCCACAATTTTATTTATCGTAACTCTGTTTGCATTAGCACCAGAACCTGTTTTACTGCCTAAATCAAGGTACACATCGTTATCGATTTTTAACGTCGTACCACTTTCTTTAGTTATTAAGCATTCATAACTACCACCACCGTTACCGTCTGAGTCAACTACATTTGTTTTACTTAATTGAATCGCATTTGGTATAGAGGTTAAACTGAATGCTTCAATAACACCACCTGGATAAGTACCGCTTATGAATAGAATTGCATAATTTGTATAAGCTTCGGTTAAATTAATCCTTGTTCCTACACCGTTTGCAGCACCGTCGAATAACACGGCTGTTTTATGTTCGTTAGGTGTAGCCCATTGTGAATCTAATCGACCATTGGTGATTGATCGTGTATAAACTTTTTTAGAGTTTGAAGGTGTGAAGTTGAATAACTTATTTGCATCATCTTTAACAAATACTGATAAGTAGCCTTCGTAACTTTCAACAATACCTGGTAAATCCGGCACTCTTGTTGCATAGTAATTACCAGCAGTTAAATATCCCAAATCGCCTTGCGCATTATTCAAGTTAACTTGTATTGATTGGCCATTCGCCTCTGTCATCTTATGTTGTTGCCAGCTCGTTGTTCCGAATTTATCATCTACATACTGCTTAGCTTGATTTAAAGCGTTGTTAGACGTTTCTTCAACAAATTTCTTCGTTAATTCTTCGTCAACTTTTTTATAGAACTGATACCATGTGCCACCGATTTTATATTTTGTGTACTCATCATTTGAATCGTCTGGATACCATGTAGCACGAGCTGTATTATTATCAACAACATAAACAACTAACACACCAGATTTGCTTGATGTATAAGTTGATTCATCGAACGAAGAACCGTCATCAACACCATCTTGTCCGGGCTTCTCTAACGTGCCTATATCCGCCTTTTCTGGCGCATCTTTTGCATTAGTAATATGAATAATCATAGATGAGTTAGCGTGTCTTAAAACAGCTTCTATTGACTGTTCAGATGATTCGATCGCTTTACCGTAATCATCAGTAAGTTTAGACTTTTGCCAATTTGTTGTTGAATTACCTTTAACAAGGTCAGCGCCATTGATTTGTTGTTCAACTTCGTTAACACGTTCAAAAATCGCTTGCTCTTTATCAACAATTTTCTGGAACTTGCTATTTATATATTGAACGGCTTTGTCTTGTGTTGCTGTAATCATCTGTACCGCTTCATTTTGTTTGATTTCTAATCTTTGAATACCTTGATTAATACGACTATCAATTTCAGTAACCAACGATTTTGTATCACTCAAACTTTTCTTTAAGTCCTCAACTTCTTCTTTAACACTTTCTGTTAAGTCCTGAATTGATTTGATATAAACTAGCTTTGTTTTACCGTCAAAATTACTAATTAGATCATTCTGGATATTGAAGTTAAATTGACGTTCTACAATTACGTTATTGCTACCGTTTTGAGTAAAATATGCTTGCGCATGTACGCGTCCAGTGTATTTTAAGAACTCATTCGGGATAACGTATTGCATTCGTCCGTTAATTGCATCAACAATTGTAAGTTCATCACTAATATAAGCGCCGTGTTCATCGTCGAAGTTATCCGTCTTAAGCACAATACTAGTCATCGCATTATGTTTGCTGATTGATAACGGCTTATTATTCTTAGTTACTGCAAAATTTAAAACACCAGTTCCTCTATCTGATTCATAGAAACTGATGTTTGTGTCAATAACCGGATTATATTGTGATGTTGTTTGTAACTCGATTAAGTTATCATCTTTCGAAAAATTATCTACTACCATTATTCAACCACCTTTCCTTCGAATAAACTCCATTTACCAACGCCACCAGTACCAAAGTTTCTAACTAAAAATTGATGTGCAGACGGGAAGTTATTACGTCTTAATACTTGTGTTGTATTACCTGGTGTATTCGATTTTACTTCTAATATCCAACCTGCAATACCTTTAAAGTCTTTAGGAAAATCAGTAAATCGGTTTGATTCTTCAGTAGTGATATAGAAATCTAAACCAACGATTTTTAAATCTGATAATTTTGTAATACTCTTAGGGATATGTTCCCAATAACCAGCACTTTGTGGGTTGAAATTCCATGAACCGTTGTTTTTCTTGTTAAAGATGTCGATAACACGTTCAAATTTGAGCATATTTCTACCTGTGCTGTTTCTAGTTAGTACTTGTCTTAACGCACCATTATAATGACCAGGCAGTACATCAAAGAACCAACCTGCATCTCTAAACGCTTTCGGTAACGGGAAATCTAACGCATTTTGTGTGTCTTGCGTATAGATATAGTAATGACCAACTTCCGTAATATCACTTAGATATGCTGGGTTTTGCACTGGTAACGGTTTAACACGTCCACCTGAATCAGTCATTGATACTTGAGGTGCGATGTTTTTTAAGAATTGGTTTACACCTCTTTGACCAATTGAATAAATTGAGTGGTGTCTGTTGTTACCAGGTCCAATAGTTACCCCGATTAAAAGCGCTTTGCGTCCTGTTTCTAAATCGTAATACATATCTAGACCCTCAGCCTCTTGGAAATCTCCTTTAAAGTTGTTATTCACACCGCCTATATCGATACGACGTTTAAATAACAATTCTTTCGTTTTGATATCGAAGCCTTGTAAGTAATTAGGGTTAGCTGGATTTGAATCGCCAGTGTACCAATATAAGATACCTGCATCATAAGCAATACCTTGCATAGGTTGCGTACCTGATGTGTATTGCATAGGGATATCCATTTGGTACAGTACTTTGTCTATACCTTTATCAATATCGTCAGCACTTCTTACTTCAACAAAATTTAATGCGTTCTTAGCTTGTTGTTCAGAAGTTTTATATTCACGTCTAAAAACCATTAAGTTTTCTATAGGATTATAAATTGCTGACGTATATCTATCGTTAAATACATTTGGCATAACGTCTTGCATTTCGTTGCCATACGTCATTTCTCCGCTTCTGTATTTAAAGCGTACAAACTTGTTATTGTTGTTAGCGTCTAACACTGCTGAATAAATCCACAACTCATTGCCGATATATCTATAGGCGTTGTGTGTGCCGTGTCCGCCATTTTTAACTAGCAGTCTATCAATAAATTGTCCGTTAGGCTTCAATCTAGATAACATGTAATGATTGCCTGGACGCGCTTGTGTCATGTAAATAATTTTTGTTCTAGGGTCTACCCAAAATGATTGCATTACTGCGTTAGTATATGGCGATAAATCTGTGATGAATTCCGGTTCTTGCTCTTTTGGTTCAAATCGGTATTCTGTCGCTTGATATTCTTTATAGTGTTCATCTACAGCTTTCTCAACCTTTTTAGTGAAAGCATCTAGTGTTGAATAATCATGATACAAACGATCTTGCAATGTCTTATGATCATAACCAGTATTATCAACACGCGCGTCTTTTACTTCGTTGATACCGTCGCCGTTATGACCTAGTACCATATTGCTGAAACGGCCGTTTAGATACGTTAAAAAATCAGAGACGCTACTTGTGACATTTAAATGTTCATACTTTATTTGCTCTCCATTATGTGCAAATACCTCTTTATTTCTATGATATTCAAGAGAGAAATTAAAATCAGTCAGCATGTCTGAAATAAGCTTGAAATTATACTCATTTTCATCTACATATCTGTAATCGAAAACTCTACTTAAATCTGTAATTAGTTTATTACTCATGTTTTCCTCCTTTACTATCCATAAAACTGATAATAATTTTTAATAAGCTCATACATAATAACTTCATGACCTCTTTCATTAGGATGTAATCCATCAGGCATGCTAGATTTTCTAAATGCTGGATTATATGGTTTGAAATAATCTGTGTGATAAGCGTCATATACTGGCACATCTAATTCACTACAAGCCAATATCTGAGCATTGACATAATCCTCTAACGTTAACCCTAGTTTGTTTTTATCCGTATCTTTACGACGTATCGTTGTGCCACTCATAGGACATTGTCTTGTAGCTGTCATAACAAGTATTTTTGAAGCCGGATTATTTTTCCGGATAACTTCAATTGCAGAACAAAAGGCACCATAAAACGTTTTAGTATCCGTTTTATCAGTGCCTATCGGTACGCCTGCCCAATAACCATGTAACCAGTCATCATCTGTACCTTGTAATATGATTAGGTCTCCTCTTATTTGCTCTGCTTGTCTATAAATGCTGTTTTCTACCGCTTCTTTACCTATTGGAACTGTTGCCATTGTTGCGCCACCTCTTGCAAGGTTGGTCGTTTTAGCTTTTAACTTCTTGCCTAACATTTCTGTGAAATTAGTTTTCGCATGTGATCCTCTAGCTACAGAATCGCCAATCGTTCCAATCGTTTTTACATCTTTAATGTTTGATTTATCTATAAAATCATGAACGATAGTGCCGTCAGATGTAGTCACAGTTTTAGAGCTTACCTTCTGTTGTTTATCTTCAATCAAATCAGTTCTACTCATCAAATCGAGTGTTGATTTAGCTATTGATGCAACTTTAGATTTTAAGTTTTCTGCCGCTTTACTAGGATTGGAAAGATTAACATCATTTAATCCAGAAACATAGTTAGCTGCAGTATTAACTTTTTTCATATATCGTTGTTCTCGATTAAACTCACCAAGAGTTACATCTTGCTTAACAATTACATTGTTTATACCCCTAATCGTTTTAACTTGTACTATACGGACTAAATCATTCAAACCTAGTTTGGTAGATTTTATTTGTACTATGTCTCCGGGTTGTGGGTCTGCTTCTGGATATGATTCTCTTAACACCAAAAAGTCCAAAGACAAAGATTGTTTTAACGACTTTTTCAATCTCGATTGTAATTCTTTATCCATAGTTTCTTGGTCAGTCACTTTACCATCTTTAAATGGTTCTGCGTGGATGTCGCCGTATATTTCAGCTAATGCACTTCTAGCTTCCATTACGAGCCCAGCGTGTTCGAATGTTTCTTCTCCTGAATAATTACCATATCCTCTAATGAAGGTGGCGAAATCACTTGCATCTTCCTCGAGTTTTATAGCGTTGGCGTTGACTTCGTCAGAAATAAAATAAGACGCTTTTTGATTTGCAAAAGGCGTCAATACAAACTTATATCTGTCTTTCTTTTTGTCATACGTTATTTTATATTCTAAACCGAAATGTTCTAATCCCTTTTTAAACATTTCTAACCTTGTATCGCCTTCGCCACCATTTTCAAACTTCGAAGACTTAACCTTACCTTCGACTTCAAAAAGCATTCCAGTACCTTGAAACACAATGTTAAAATATCTTTCTACTGTAAAAGATCCTGTTACATTAACATAAATCCTATCAATCATTAACTTGTCTATAGGAATCTCTCTAGCAGTACATTCAACCAGTTGTCTGTCGCCTTCTGATTTCCTATCAATGACAGTTATTACATATTCTTTCTTGTCGTTTTCACCTTCGACATGACTAACAATCCATCTTTTCCCTATAGCGTTAATAACTTCATAAGTATATTTGTTTTCTAGAATATCAAAAGTTAATACACCGTCAGCGTTAACTTTTTTTACTAAAGTTGTTTCTACTGGTACAGGTGCGCCATTACCTTTAGGTGGTTTAATAGTTATTGTCATTCTGACACCTACTTATAATAAAATTTCAAATCAAACTGAACTTTTTGTACCGTTTGATTAAACTCAAATTTATTAGCTCCGTATTTAAATTTTGGTTGGGCTATATTCGTTTCGGTACTTATTTCAACACCGTTTTTATAAACTCGGAAGCTATCATAAACAATTCTGTCTCCAGCTTTTAGTTTGATCCCTTCGATTTTCATTATTTCAGCATGCGTTAAATTCCATACAAACGATTCTGTATCTTCGCCTAAAATAATTGTTATCTTTTTATACATGTTGAATTGGTCGTTAGGAGCACTACCATGATAGTAAACTGTACCTTTGCTCAAATTTTCAAATGTATACTTTCTTTTGTCTCCGCCTGCATGCCAATCAATATTAAAATCAAACGACCACAATCCAACCTTTTTGTTTTCTTCTAACTCTAGGCTTGTTCCAATACTTTCACCGTATGGTAATTCTGTAGTTTCGAATTTTAGTTCAAAAGAAACTTTATTACCTTTTTGTTTAGGGTTTATAACTCCGTTAAAAATAACTTTATACTGTTTACCATTTACATAAATTTGTTGATCGTGTCTTGAATATTCATAATCCGGGAAGTTGTTTTTATCTAATTTCACGTAATCATCAGAAGTTGGTTGCGTAAACCTGTAATTCAACTCTTCTTTTCTTCTTATTTCTCGCAAATACATAGGTTCTATGTCTGTCGTTAACGAATACAACATATCTCGCATATAAGCAATGTCTGAACGATTTTTTACCACACAAAAACAAGGAACAACTATATCTCTACTGATATAATTGCTCCCCATTAATATACGACCGTTCATATTTTCTTTATCTTGATACTTTGTGTTGATTTGCATACTATCAATTACTATATCGTTAACGATAAACCCGTATTCACTTAATTTGATTACAGTACCATCTTTTTTTGTTAATTCTATGTCCATTTGTAACCTCCTTTATAAGTAATACTCAGAATTGCGTTTAGCATTTCTGCCGTTAACAATACTAGTAAGCGCATCGTTATTGACATCGAATTCAACTTTAACAGTTTTCATGTTCGGTGATGTTTCAATAGAATGTGTGTGTTGTACTTGCGCATTTATATTTCCACCTAAATTACTTAAGTTTCCTGTAATACTAGAAATGTCAGGTGCGTTTAATGTAGGTTGAAATGCATCAACTACTTTATCTGCAACATTAGAAACATTACGGATAACTTTACTTGAATGATTATCTATACCTTTAACGAAACCTAGCATTGAATACATACCAACATCCATGAATTCACGTGAAGGTGAGTGAATACCCAAAGCACTTTTAGCTGCATCTAAAGCTTTCTTAGCAACATTTTTAGCTGCATCTACTAATTGGCCAGCCATTTGTCCAATACCTCTAATTAAACCACGGATCATATCAGCACCTGCAGACACAAAATCTCCTATAAAGCTTTTTATTTTATTTACTGCATTTGTCATACCTTGACTAACTTTGTTTACAACATTAACGAATCCTTGAATAACTCTATTAACAAAGTTAATTAGCGTACTTGTTATAGTAGATACCCATTGCATACCTTTAGTGACAATGAAGTTCCAAGCTTGAGACATTTTGTCTGATATAGTTGATACAACTTGTGTGAATATGCTTACAACTTTATTCCAAATTGTCGTTAATATACTAGATAAGAAACTCCAAATCGTATTCCATATATTAGAAATAAAACTCCATGCCGCTTGTAATGCAGTAGATATAGCTGTAGTGATAGCGTTCCAAACCTTAGTTGCCACAGTAACTATAGTGTTCCACAACGTTTGTAAGAACGTCCAAATAGCGTTCCAAATTGTCATTGCGATAGTCATAATTGTGGTAAATACTGTAGTTATTACAGTGACTAACAAATTCCAAATCGTAGTAGCGATTGTAATTATCGTGTTCCAGATTGTACTTAAGAATGTCCAAATAGCTGTCCATATCGTCATAACTATTGTCATTATCGTCGTGAAAACAGTTGTGATGATTGTAACTAAAAGGTTCCATACCGTTGTTGCAATAGCGATAATTCCATTCCATAACCCTTGTAAATAAGCGACTATTTGATTCCAAACAATCATTATAAAATTGTATACATTAGTTACTGCTGTAGTGATAGCTTTTAAAATAGCATTCCATACAACCGAAGCTACAGTTTTCAACACATTCCAAACTGTAACCATAAACGTTTTTATCGCATTCCAAGCATTTATAATAAAGTTTCTGAATCCTTCATTTTTATTCCACAATAAAACGAATATAGCTATTAAAGCAGCGATTACACCAATTACTATTGTTATTGGACCACCTAAAATACCAAACACAGTTACTAGTCCTGTGATAGCATTTCTAATTAATCCAATCTTACCGAATAACAATTGGAATATAGCTGTAACTAATTTTATTGGACCTTTTAATGATGCCATTGCCTTACTTAATACTAAAGTTCCTGTTTTAGCCCAACCAAACTTAGTTACTAATGTGACTAATCTTGCTGCTAATGGCCCCAGAAAATCCATTACCGCTAATATTGGAGCAATTAAAAATCTAAATGCACCAACTAAAGTTATAATGACACCAACTAATTGTGCTGTAGCTGGATGCGCCTCAAACAAGTTAGCTATCCAACCAGTTATTGCTACTGCAACGCGTAATACTGCACTAGCTATAGGAGCCATCGCTGTTGCGAATGCAACTAATCCTCTTGCAATGTTCCCAATTAATTGCATTATTAGTGGTCCATTTGTTTGTATATAACTGACAAAGTCTTTAAAACCTTGAGATTGACCGACTTGTTCAGACCATTCTCTAAATTTAGCCGTCATTTGTTCAAGAGATTGGAAGATTCCAGTTGATGATCCACTGAATGCATTCATCAAATTGTTAATTCCAACGAAAACATTTTTGAAAATATTACCAATGATAGGTAAGTTTGTTTTTGTATATTCAATAAAACGAGTTATCGAATTTTCTCCAGCTGCACTATTAGCCCATTTAGAGAAAGATTGACCTAATCTATCCAACCAATCAGCCGACCATTGAAACAGTGGTGCTAATTGTGTGAATACATTGACTAATCCGTCACCGAAACCGCCTGCAGCACTTAATAGCTTGTTAAATACCGAAACACCAGTTGTATTCATCATGTTGAAGAACCTTGATGCTACACCGCTATTTTGAGCCCATTTAAGTACACTTTGAGACGCCTCTTCCATTCCTCTTGAAATACCACTAAAAAACGGTTGTAAGCTCTGCATTGCTGTTTTAACAGTATTTAAACCATTTGCAAGAGTTGTGAAGATAGCGGATTGATTTTGCTTTATAATATCAGTCCATGCTGACTTTACGCCATCTAAAGCTTTTTTGTATTCGTTTGTTGCTGAGCTAGCTTGTAAAGTGCCATCATTAAGCATCTTTATAGCGCTGATAGCCATTGCGCCAAATGCTACAAAGCCAGCGCCGGCTATTGCTACCGCACCACCTAAAGCAAGTACACCGCCAGTTAACACTTTGATAGCGTTTAATAGCGCAAACACTACAGGGACTACGCTCGCTATTACAGGTATTAAGATACTAAAAGATGATGTAAGTAATCCACCAACCATATTAGAACCTACAGTACCGAACACACGGAACATATTAGCTAAATTCCCCATCTGTCTTTGGAAATTGTCGTTTGCTTTTATTATGTAGGCATAAGCTTTCTTTAAACGATTAGTATCGACATCTACCTTCGTCGTTTTTTTGTTTGGCAATGCGTCTAATGATTTTTTAAACGCATAAATAGTTGGTATAGAAAGCCTTGTATCTACATCAAGTCGAGATCTAGTTTTGTTCGGAATACTCTTAAGCTCTTCTTTAGTACGTTTGATTTTAGAGTTAGCAACACTATTGTCCACGTCTATAATAGCTTTGGCTTTAGACCTGTTTAATGCTTCAAGACTAGCTTTAGATACTTTTAACACTCGATTGAATTTACTGTTATCTGCATTGACGTCAATACTGATACGCTTCTTTTCTAGTTCGGATAACTTAACTTCTGCTTCAGCGATATCTTTAGTTAACTTTTGTTTTTGTAGTTTAACCTCAGGGCTAGCTTCTTTGGAGTTAAGTTTGTCTAGTTCAAAATTTGATTCTAATATCTTTTGTTGTAAGTCTTGTATACTAGCATCTAATTTAGCTTTTACATTTTTGTTGCTAAAGGCATCTAAAGACTTTTTAGCAACCTTGATAGTTTTTTGTAATTTTTTATCATCAGCATTTAATTCGACATCTTTAGTTTGATCTGCTACTCGTTTAAATCTTTGCACAGACTTAACCGCACTATCGATTTGCCTTTTGAATTTGGCTACACTAGCTTCAATAGTCGCTTTAATTTTATATTCCGTCACATTAACACCTCTCTTTCTATTGCTTGTTAAATTCTGCTATAACTTTAAAGAATTCATTATTTTGTGGTTCGTATTCATCACGTTCGCTACTAAATCTTATATCTTTACCTTCGTTAAGCCGTTGGATATTTTCTTCATAAGGCAATACGTCGTTTGCGTTGTTAAAAACATATTCCTCTTTAGGTTTATTTTCTGTCCCAACATTTTTAGTAGCTGCAGCATCACGAATAGCAAACGCAAGTTTGTAACGTTCGAATTCTTGGGTTAGCATTTCATACTCTTTCGCATACATTCGATAGTTATATTCTGTTAATGTCATTTGCTCAATAACATTTAAATCTGTAATACCAAGTGTTGACATACAAGTTATAACGATTCTGTCGTAAGTTATTAGGCTTCCGCTGGTTTCTCTTCCGTTTCCACTACTTCGACTAGGTTTCGGGTCATAGGTCGCTTTCCCAACTCCGTTAAAATATCCGAACCGAATTCTTCTAGTCCGATATTTTCTGCGATTTCATCTAATGCTTCATCAATGTTATTAATAGTAATTGCTTGTTTTTTTAAGTGAGATGTAGCTGCGATTAAAACTTCGCCAATCACAACCGGATTTCCACTTTCTAAACCTACAGGCAACATTGATACACCTTGACCGATAGAAGCTTGTTCAACTTTTAAACCTAATCGGTTATCGATTTCTCTTAAAAATTTAAAACCAAAACTTAATTCTAATGACTTTCCGTTAATTTCTACATTCATAACTTAAAATCTCCATTCATAATTAATTTAAACAAAATAAAAAGGGCTTAACGCCCTATTTTTATACCTCTCTTGGTGCAACCGGTGGTGAATCTACTTTAGGTTGTGGAATTGCTGTTAAATCTTCGCCAGTTAATGCATCTGCTTTTGTAGTGTCGTGGAATCTGTATCCAGTCGCCTTAAGTTTCTTTGTTACAGCCTCAGGTAGTGTTGCAAATCCACGTTGGAAACGACCATTCACTCCATATTCATATTCATATTCATCAATACCGTTAGCTTCTGCTTTTAATTCAAATTTATTGTGGAAACCTTGGAAATATTTCGCTTTAAATTTAGCGGAATCCCCATTTTTGCCTGGTATTCTACTTTCAACTTCCCAAGCTTCATACAATACGCGATCTACAACTGCATCTTCAATTTCATCTGCAAAATCGTCACCATAAAACATTTTAGCAGTACCAGACATTGTTGACTCAACAGAACCACCAGTGTTATAAGAACCGTCCATTGTATCCTCTGTATCTGTATCAGCTTCATGTGATAAGCCGTATTCAGTTAAAAAAAGCATTTTAGTAGCATCTACTTTTTCGCCAGCTTTTCTAAATAAAATAATACGATCATTACTATTTTTCATATTTGCCATTCAATATTCCTCCGTTTTTTAAAATGTTTTGTAAGATATCGTTACTGATGTGTGTAGCAATTCTTGATTGGTAGTATCATCAACTAACTGTGTGATGTTAGTATCATCTTCTTCAAAGTCATAATCGTTTGTTTTAACGCTAGGTGTTAAATCATCAATACATCTTTTAACAAGTCCGTCATGATGTCCTAAATCATCACTTACACTCCAAATATCAATAACTAAATTCGTGTCACCAGAATAACTATCAAACGTGTATTTACTTCTGTTTGACTCCGGCATTTTTATTACAAAAAAAGGATACGGAATCTCTTGTTGCATCTCTTTATGAGAAATAACAGGGAATCCATATCCTTGTAGCGTTTCATACGCTTTATTATAAAGTTGTAAGTTCGGTGTCATGCTTTTATCTCCTATTCAAACAACGCTTTCAATTCTTCTACAGTTGATTTTCTTATTACCTCATATACTGGCCACATAAAAGGTTCTGCCTCCATGTATCGAGTACCAAACTCTAAGAAACCACTATAAGCTGCATGCGATGTGATAGTGTATTGCAAATCGCCAGTTTTTTTATATCTGATATTGCGTGATAAATTACCAGTCCAATAACCCTTATTCATTACTTCTCTAGCTTTCAATTTAGCTCGTACTACATATTCTTTGGCTTTTTCTTGTAAAGTATCATCTACATCATCATCGATGTTGTTTTTCATATCGTGAAATTGGTTTAACAGTGCGTCTAATCCATCTATATTCATCAATTGACCTCTTCGATATAATATGACGTTTCGTGTCTGTATATCCTTGTATCAACTATCTTGTAGCGAATGCCATTAACCAACACGTGGCTAACAGGGTAAGATATTGATTCTTTTACCCTCAGGACACTTACATCGTTTTTTACATCGCCAAATTCAAGTTGCTTTCTTGCTCTAGAAATGGGGTTAATATTGCATGGTATCGCATCATAAGTGATTAGTGCGTTTTCTTTTTTGCTAGTTTTAGGATTGTAAGTTGCTACTTGTTCTAATTGAAAAATAACTCTATCTTCATATCTCAAAAGAACACAGCCCTTCCTTTTTTAGTTCTCGTTCTAGCATTAAAGTAATTATCAATAATAGCTTCATACTCCTTGAAATCGTTCAATTCATACGCATTGCTACGTCCGTCAACCGCTTCTGATGTCATACCTTCAGCACCAATCCTGTTGTAGCGTTTAACTGCAACCTCTTTGATCATGTAACTAAATCTTTCGGGTATTTCTTCAACCTCAATTGGTAACATTGATAACAACTGGCTTTCACAACTTTTGATTATTTCTTCTAATTGTTCATCTTGCTTATTATCTTTAAGACCAATGCGTTTCTTAACGTCATCTAATGTAGCCATATAACCACCTACACAAGCGACTCAAAAGCACTAATAATTTCAGCTTTTGTTTGTTTTTCGTCAACATCTAAACTAGCAAGACTCGCTATTTCAATAAGTTCCTTTTTTGTTAACTTATCATCAACAACGTAAATCATTTGCTCATTGCGTTTATTTTCAACGCTGGCTAAAGATTTTATACGTTCATCTGTAGGATCATAACCTTTGCGAGGGTAGACATGCCCTTTCATATAGACATGTCTGTTATCTTCTAAATCTGTAAAATCTACTTTAACAATTCCAATGATTTCGGGCATGTTACCACTCCTAATTATTTATTAAACTTCTCCTGGAACTGAATCTGTTTTTTTGTCAGCAGGAACTAACTTAGCAAACGCTTTATCATCAGCGATATGCAATGCTACATGCATAGTTGCACGTAATGCCACCATGTCTTGTTCAAACAAGTTTACAGGTGTTCCATCTTCATTTTTGACTGTAGATAATTGTGCAGTTTCATCGATTTTGTATTCAATTAATTGAGGGATACCGTAAATCAACTTATCGAAATCACCAGTGATTAACTCACCACGTTTTAAGTTGCTTGATTTAAGGTTAACCACAGGTAGACCATCTAACGTATCACTGTTACGGTCATAAATACGTTCTTTCGTTTCAGGATCTACAATTTTACGTAACAAGCTTCTGTTTTGTGTTTTTGAGATAAACGCATTTGCTTCTAATTCGTCATCTTCAAGTAATGCCTCTAAATCAATAATGTTATCTTGTGTGAAGTCACCTTTAATAACCTTATTAGTTTTTTCAATTGATTGTGCAATTGATTTACCGAATGGATTGTTACCTTGATTCAAAATACCCGCTTCATCAAACTTTTTATAGAATGCTTCAGCAATCATAGGCTTCATTTCTTCAAAGAATTGTGAATAAGTGTAATTCAAAAACTCTTTTGTTACAGGTAAGATAACCCCTAATTTAAACGCTCTCATAGTAGCATTAACCCATGTAGCTTTAGATGTTTCGATTTTTTGACCTTCACCTACCCAGTAAGCACCTGGTTTATCAGCCCAAAAAGTAAACTTCTTCTCAGTACCTTCCATTGGTTCGTACTTACCTAATTGCATAATTTTAGAGTTTTCCATAACCTCTTGTAAGATGGGCGTTGTGAATTCATTCATCAACGTGCCATCTTTCTTTTCGTGCATCATTACATTATCAGGGTTAAATACTTGCGGTTTAACATTGTTACTCGCAAAATGTTGCAAATTTAATTTTAATTTTTGTGTTTGTTCCATTTAAATGCCTCCGTTAATTTTTAATAATTCTTTTTTGTCTAGCTATTTCAGCTAAGTTTTGCGGTTTATTTTTAGTCGAGTGATTAAATGAATCTCCACCAGTCAATGGCGATTGTCTAGCGTTAATCTTAACCGCTTCATTAACCGCTTTTTTTACTGCATTAGAAAAAGCTTCAACATTCAATTTAGTTTGTTCAGCAGTATCTGTTACAACTAAATTAACAACCTCATCTGATGAATCAACTTCCGCTTCGCTTAACATTTTCCTTGCTTCTGAACGCATTTCATTTAATTGTTTTTCTGAGCGTAATTGCTCCAGCTCTTTTTCCATTTGCTCGCGTTCATATTCATCTTTTTGATCCTTGTTCATTTTCGCTAATTTAGCAGCTTCTTTAGCAGCTTCTTCTGCTTTTTCTCTTGCATACTCATCAGCTTTTTTCTTTTCGTGGGCTACACGACGTTCAAGTATTTCATCAACTTTCTTTTGTTGCTCTGGCGTGAAAGTTATTTCAGTACCTTCGTCATTTTCTTTATTATCAGGATCTCTTTTTTTACCATCTCCACCTGGTTCATCCGGATCATCTGATTGGTCTGCAAAAAATTGCAAATTAAACTTAAGTTTATTTTCTTCCATGAGATATACCTCCATTTATAGTCTGTCGACTGTTTTTCCATGCGTGCTTTTTATGTCATCAGCACGTTTTGGACATAAAAAATAGCCAACACAATTAAGTGCTAGCTATTAAAAGAGTGGTTCGTTATATTTCGGTTTTTCTTTATTGGCTAATACTGCCGACCTTACGCTGTCTAAGTTTGCATCAATAATAACTGTTTCGTTTCGCTTTTGTAACTCTTTACGTATACCTTTTAACTCTCTTGCTATGTCTCTAAGGTATTTGTCAGTATTGCTCATACCAATATCCTCCAAACACTTAATTTACTATCATACAATGCTAACTTGCCTTTAAAAACTTTTACTTTTAAATCAATCATCGCTTTTCACTTTTCCTCCAAAGTATTTTGTTTGTCGTTTTTTGTTTGGTTTTTTCGGCCACATAGATTTAGGTAGTAATGCACAATCTGAACGACAATTGATATGCATAGGGTAGAAATTAACACCAATTTTAGCGTCTTTAACTTTGAATATTTCTCCATTAAGCCCCTTGCATACTTTAGTTGTTCTACTATCAATTTTTGCAATATACATATAATATCCTTCCGGTGAAATTTCTTTCATGCTGTCAATACTTGATTGTGCGTGAACACGTGCCGATTCCGTATAAAGCAATGATTTAATTGCTGCAGTCTTTTGTCTTGCTGTGCCTTCGAATTTGTTTAGGTGCTTGCGCATATCTTTAACATATTCATTTGGATGTCGACCTCTAATAACCACATTAGCAATTATTTCTTCTACTTCTTGTTTCATCGCTTCAGTATTAGTCCATAATCGCTCTGACCAAACGACACCATGAAATTGTGTATCAACGATTGTATCTATAACTTCTTTAGCTACTTGTACACCTTCACCTAAAATACCCGCTTGATCACTGAACACACGATAAGCTGTTGATTCGAAATATTCCCTCATCGATAATTCTGTTTGAGCTGTTGCATAAGCAATTAAGAATTCTATTTGAATCTTTAACATCTGTTCTCTAGATACATACATCTTAGTGTTATACTTCTTTAATTCTTCATTTGCTCTATCGCTAAAGTCCTTGTTTTCGACCAATCTTTTTGCTTCTTCTTGAAACGCTTTTACATCGAACTCATCAATAATCTTTTGTGCTTCTTGTAATGTAACGCCTGCAAAATCTCCGTACTTAACAATAAACGCATTGATTTCTTTTTCAATGCGCTTAATCATCATATTCAATATACGTTCTATTTCTTCAGCTTTAGTTTTATCACGCTTCAACTCATTCTCGATTGCTTTGCGTCCGCGTTCTTCCCAATATTCTTGAGTGTTTTTGTTAGGCAATTACAATCATTCCTTTTTATCAACAGTATCTTTTGTATCATCATCTTGTTCGTCATCATTGATGTCTCTAGGGTCTTTATAAATACCTTTTTGAGCTTTTTTAATAGATTCTTTCTCATCTTCTTCTATTTTCTTGACTTCCAATTCAGGGTCTTGGAAGAACGAGAATAGAGACATCAAAGTTGTTTGACTAATCTTCCCGCCAGAATCAATATAAGCTTTTAATTCTTCAATCAATGATTTAGGTAAGTTTCTGTTGTATACGTATCTAACAGTATTGAAATCTTTGTTAGCGTCAATTGACCGTGTATTTTTTAGTATTGTCTCTAACAACTTAGCACGACGTCTTAGTCCTTTAGTGAACAATCCTTCTTTAGTTTTAGTACGTTGTTCTAATCCGAATAATTTGTATTTCATTGCCTCGCCCGATTGAGTGCCGCTAAAGTTATCATCTTTCATGTTAGGCGTGTTGGTAAACATGTGTATATCACTGTTCAAACGGTCTTTATAAGCTTCGGTACCTTGTACATCGTATTGCTTATAAATATAACCACCGTCAACTGAACCTTCTGTTTCTCTACCTTCGCTATCAGCATAAACAGTCGGTTCTAAAAACAACACGTTAGCTTCCTTTTGTTTTCTAACTTCTACAGGATCTAAATTTAAATTACCTTTAATAAGTAACATAGCGTCATTTAAATCACTCATATAGTTAGCGGTATCTGATTCAGCATTATCATACAAATCAATTAAAGTGATTACTTTCTCGTAATCTCCTTTTCTTCTTTCGTTATTGCTAAATTCTGTAATAGGCATGCGTTCAAATGAGTGAGATTCAAAACTGTTTTCACGTGGTGTGAGCTTCAATCCACTTGTTCTACTGGTAAGATATCTATAAACACCGTTAGAAGTAAATAAATCAACTGTAAACACTTCATCTTCGTCAGTCTTGTCTATTGGTTTAGTTCTTAAATATCTAACGCCTGCGATACTATTACGTTCAATTGTATTGTCGTATATGACAAAAGTGCTCATCGCATCACTCTTGTATAAACGAGTTTCATCATCTTGATTTCTAATCATTAACTCATAAGCTTTACCATAAATTGATAAGTCTAATCCTAGAGATCTATTGTGCGACTCAACATCATTTAAATCATTGAACGCCTCAATAGCTTCTAATACATCTTTGTCATCATCTTGATATTGAATTGGATTACCCAAGAAATAGCCGTTGATAAAATCGCTAATATAAGATGCGTAATCATGCGCTACACGGTTATCTGCCATGTACTCTTCTTTGCGTCGTGTTAACTCAACTAAGTTCTTAGTTTTACCTTCGTAATAATCACTTAACACTTTCAATCTAGGTCGTTGGTAATCCATGTGATGTTCAATGTATTTACTTACTTCATTAATGTTTTGTAATAAATCAGACTCTGTCCCGTCATATGTGTAAACAACATTGGCTTCATCATTAAATAAGTAATTTATGTTTCCCTGTAGATCTGTATCTGTTTCAAATTCGTTTACTTTTAACATTTGTTCCCTCCTATAATCCTAGAGATTTTATTGTGTCAACTTTCGAACTGACATTTGTGCGTTTTCTAACCGGTCTGTAGAATCGTTCTACTGAATAACGCAACGAATCGATACAATGATTGTATGTATCTACTGGTTCATTGGTATATTCACCTGTATCTTTGTCCTTTTGCCATGTGTAGTTGTCAAACTCTTCAATAGTCTTGAAACAACGTTCATCAACAATGATTTCAAATTGCATTAAGAATTGTAACCCTTGTACAACCGAGCCCTTCCCTTTTTTGGTTGGTAAAATCCTTTTAAGCCCTAGATTCCTTAATTCAGCTATACTTTTTTGTTCTGCACTATCTGCTGTAATTTCTTCTTTAGCATAACCAAGTTGCTTTATGACATTAGCTATTTCATCATTCAGCATACCTTGTTTAACATACTCTTCAATGATGTATAACTTCTTTTTCTTTACATCTATTTTAGAATGTATAAAAGCACTAGGATCATTAACGTAGCCAAAGTCCAATCCAAAATAAGAAGGTAAATGTCTTAACTCATCTTTATTTATTAAACGTTTTTCATACTTAGGGAAAACCAATTTGTCTAGTGTAGCAAATTCACCTAACGCATAAATTTTGTAATATGCTGGATTACGATTTGCTAACAACTCTAAGTTTTGTCGTGTCATTTCATCAAGAAACTTATTATCTCGATAACTAGATTGTCTAATCATGACATTTTCCATTGGTTCACCATGTTCAAAGAAATACTTATAAACCCAATTCAGTTTAGATACTGGGTTAAACATCAAAAATATTTGCTTATTCACGTGTTTACGCTCCCTCAAACGCAACGTTAATTGCGTGTAATCATTTAGTGTGAATTCAGACGCTTCTTCCATGACTATGTCTGATATGCCTTTTATCGACTTTATTTTCTCTGGGTTATCTAATCCTTTAAACAAAAAAACTGCGCCGTTTGGCAATTCAACTTTGTTATCAGTCTTATTCCAAAGGCACATGTCCCAAATACCGAAGTTTATCAAACAATCTTTGACATCTTCGAATAAACTATCTTTAATTGTTGATTGGACTTTTCTAAGCCATAGTATACGCCTAGGATATTTCCAGTCTTGCAATGCTTTGAGTACAACTTTTTGTATAACGCCGTGAGACTTACCGCTCGAACCTCCACCGTAATGTACTTCAGTGAAGTTATCGTAATTGGTTAGTATTTCGAATATGTTTCTATTGAAAACATTAGACGGTTTGTTAAAGTTTAATTTAACTTTCGTCATCGTACTCACCAATATTAATCTCAATATTCTTCTGAGTAATTTCTTTTTTATCGATATACGCACCATGTACTTTTAGTATGTGGTCAATAGATCTCTGACGCTCTTCAAAAGTTGGTGTGATTGTGTAAGTAACCTCTTTTTCCACTTCATCGTTTAAATGGTCATATTTCTTACTGTAAGCCTCTTGAGGTTCTCCTCTAGCAATAGAAGCAGATAACGCTAAAGCTTCTGTAATACTCATTAAACGCTCTTCTTGTATCTGTTCTAATCGTTCTTTAATATATTCCGAAACATTAACATTTCTTAACAATCGACTTGCTAAAGACTCTGCTGTTTTCTTACTATAACCTGCTGTAATTGCTGCTTTTTTACCATTACATCCATTCATTATATATTCATCTGCGAATCTCTTTTGTTTTTCGTTCATTTCATTTACCACCAACTCTCGCGCTATACGCTTTTTAAAATTAAAAAAGGGATTGGCTATAATCAGCCAACCCACATAGATCCTTTATTCCTAATTGCGATAAGGGAAACGCAGTAAGATAGTCAATATCTTACGCTATCATATTAACACCGAAAGTGACGTTATTTTTCCAGACTTTTTCCAAACTTAATGTATTATTCCTAATTCATCTGCTAACCTAACTAGTATATCTTTCCTCATATCATAAGCGGTAGATTTACTTACATTTATTTCTTGTGCCACACCAGTTAGATTTAATGTTCTAGGTTTTTTGAAATAATAAAGTTCCATAAGTTTTTGAGTCTCTACAGTGCTGTGATTATACACAACCTCTATAGCCGACTTCATTCTAGCTAATTGTGATAATCTTCTATCGTTAACGACCCTAATAGCTTTTATTTCGGTTACACTTACATTACTTTGAACCCTATCTCCACCGATATTAGTATCTTGTTGACTCCACGGGTTTAAAACTTCATCTCTTACACGCGCTATATCTTTATCGAAGTAATTGTAATTACTTAATTCGCTTTCCAAGTATCTTTGCGTTGATTTTCTCAAACTCATTTGTTTAACCCCCGTTAATCTTCAAAATGTCTCAATCTACTTCTTAATATCTCTATCTCTCGCTCTTTAACTTTCACTTCACCTTTTAACTGTTCAGCTTGCAACATCACACCAAACAATAAGATGACTAATAATATAATTGCTATGATGAACCACATCATCTACCCAACCTCCTCTAAATTTGGTTTATATTTTAATACACGGCCATTTAGAATTTCGGCATCTATTTTAGCTGATAATAAATTGTCATATGATTTAGCTTCGAAAATATTATTAGTTATAATATATGTGGTCCTTTGCGCAAACGCATCTGTATGTTTTTTTCGAAAGTACACACCGTCATTTAACTCGACGATATATTCGATTGGTCTGTTTTCTTTTTTATAATTATCCAATGCTTTTTCGTTCTCTTTTATATCACGTCTTAATTCACCAATTTTCTTACTCACTTCAATTCGTCTATACATTGTATATACACATGCAATGAATATAACAATGTTAGTATAAAAAAATATCCAGTCCATCTACTCTGACACCTCCGCCCTCATCAAATCAGACTGATCGCTCAACTTTGCGAAGTCACTCGGCGCCTCTACATCATCATTAGCCGTCATCATAATATATACTTGCTCAGTTACATACTTACCTAACTCGTACATTGCTAGTAAGAATAATAATCTTAGTATTTGCTTAATCATTTCCCACACTTCCTTATATTTTCAAATAACTGACTCACTTTAATAATTGCATCCCTTTTAACTTGTTTCTCGTACTTCTCTTTCGCTTCTTCTTTACTCTCTGCCTCAACAACTGTAAACCTTTGATTGCTATTAGCTTTAGTTATGTGTGTATGCTTGCGTCCTGTTGAATCTTTGAATGTTGTGACTAAGTATTGTGTCACTTCCCCAAAACCTCCTTGACTCGATCTAAGATGTCTTTACACGTATCCTTTTCCTGCGTCTGCTGTTCCATCTTGTCTTTCGTGGTTCCTTTTCATTTTCTTTTTGTATGCGTCAATGAGTTGATCGATAGTGTAGTAGTTGTTCGCTAATGCAAACGGTAAAAATAAGTTGCTACTATATGGACTTTCATACATTTCATCTATAGTTGACATAAATTCATCTACTACATCACTATCGTTAAAATCGATTTCAACTCGTTCTATATAGTCGTTAAAATCTCCGTCATCTAAATAACCCAAAATTTCTTCCATGTTATCTGCTTGTTGATTAGCAATACTCAATCCAAACGCTAACATGTCTGCTAACTCGTCTAGCTGTACGTCTAACGGTTTACCTGGTTTCTTCTTCCAATTCTTGAACGTTTCCAATGTGTTAAACCATTCAAAGAATTCAACCACATACGCAATCTTGCTATCTCGTAAATTTAGTGTTGGTATTCTATCGTCAAAGTCCTTTTGTATTTGTAATAACTCTTGTAACTGATCAATTGTTAATGTGTTAGTCATTTTCCTGCTCCTCCTCATATTTATAGACCACTTGCCCCGTCATAATCCCTACTGCTTCATCAAGACCAATATCTTCTTTGAGTGCATCTTGCATAGCATTAGGTAAACCCTCAAGTATTTCATCAAACGCTTGTGCTTTCTTATACACGTCCTCAATCTCTTTTAGCAATCCCTCTGTGTCATTACCGTTATACGCACTAGCACTTATAACTGACTGTTCAATTTGTTCGCGGTTATTCATTAGTGTCATCCTCCATAAAAATTTTATTGTTTAATTTCATTCCAAATTTAACTCTTTCATCATCGTTGCCGAATTCGTTTATTAAATCTTTTTCAACACTCTTGCAATACCTATCCCATGCGCTCGCTTTCTTCTCCAGATCTTTGTTGCGCTCTCTTAACTTAGCTATATCTCCAATAAGCTCATCACGTTGCTTCTTGTACTCTTCACGATCTTTTAATGCTTTGTGAAGTTTATCTAATAACTTGTTAAAGTTAGTACAAAGATTTTTATATTGTTCATCTGATAAGGTGAACGTCATCTCATAACCTCCAATAGCATCTCATTTTCAAAAATATTTCCAACAATTTCAATAATATCGTCATTTTCACTTAGTAATTCAGTTACATTGCTAAAAGTTATATAAAAGGCTCCTTCTTTAAACTCGATAAAACTTACTTCTCTCGAATAACAATCTTGAACAATATCCCCTTCATAAATCTCCACACCGTGCACATCTTTAAATCCTGTGTATTGTAATAGTTTTACTTCATTGAAACTTTTATAACCTGTTGAAATCAAAATGTACCCACTATTAAAATCGATTTCGTCAATAATACTCATAACTTTTTTATCTTTATCCCAAGCTTTAAATTTCAACATCATTCTACCAACTCCCCATCTTTCCAAATCAATGTCATCGTCATGTCATCGTTTAAGATATAGAATGCTTTAGTAGGAAAAATATTGTCGTCTTCAAAACGTTCGTTCAAACTGATACCTTTGTGTAATGCGGATTTATAGACTCCTTCTTGAATCTCATATACCTCTAACAACCTATCAAACTTAGTCTCTTCCGTTACTTCTTTTTCAATATCAACTATGAAGGGGATATCAATTGGAATAAAACTTGACGTCGAACACTTATTTGTATTTGGATGAAAACGAACGAATCCATCACTAAATCCTGTTGAAAAAAATATTTTTCCTTGTGATAGATCCGGATTTTCTCGCGCCCATTTAATTAATTCATCTAATCTCATTTCTTTTTTAACTTTGATTTTCATTGTTATATCTCCTCTTGAACAGTAAATTTATCGTTAATTGATACATATCCAGTCACATTACATAAGATGCTATCAACATGAAAAGTCACAAAACAGTTGCGCTCAACATCATTTGAATAGAATCTTTTATTACCTGATAACTTGGGGTTATCCCAAGCCCATTGGATAAGTTCAGGTAAATTCATTTCTTTTTCAATTTTGATTTTCATTGTTTCCGCCCTTTTAAAATAAAGTTAGTTGCTTCTGTCCTTCGTATTCCAAACCATGTTGCTTTATATATGTTTCAAGCTCTTCAGCTGTATCAAACGTCTTCTTCACACCTTGCCAACCTGGTACGATATGCCCATGAAAATAATAAATGTCATTCACTACATGGATATGTGCCACTCGTTCGTTATCCCGATACAGATATCTCTTAGATCCGAAAAATTGATTTAAGTATTCTTTGCGTGCGTTATCTGTCATAGTCATCACTCCTTTTAACAATTAGGTAGACCAAACGACATGCATTCATCATATAGCTCTTCGTTCCTTATGCTTGTCTTATAGTTTTCAATCACATTGCTAACTTCTTTATGACTCATTGCTTTAACTTGTTCGTCTGTATATTTTTCGCAGTCTTCCAATTCCAGTTGTTCCTGTAATGACATCACATATTCAACTTGTTTTTGAGTTGCCATAGTTAACCCTCCCACAAATCAAAAGCTCTTTGGACGTAAAACTTCGCCTTTGCTAAATCCTCGTGTCCGTTTTTTAACGGCGCTCTTGACAAGTATTTGATTGCATTACCTATTGCGAATGCTAATTGTGGTGGGTACTGTGCCGTAACTTGTTCAATAAAATCTATAATTTCAATGTCGCCGTATGTGTAGTGCGCTGGTTGCTTAACATTGTCTTGCGTTTTGTTCATATCTACTTTTCTGTTACTGATTATGCTCATTATGCTTCACTCCATTTCTTGAACATTTGGTTATAAGTGACATCGAACCAATACGGATCACGTGAATGTTTTTGAGGTACATTAAACAAATGTGGCTTCTTTCTTCTTAGCTCAGCCTCTTTCTTTCGCTCTCTTTCCAATTCACGTTCGAGTCTCGCTTGTTTAATCTTTTCCATTTGTTTCATTTCTCTATATTCTTTTAGGTGCATGCCATATGGCGCGTCTAAAGCTTCTGAAAGTTCCCAACAACCTCTTACACGTTTGGAAACAATTCCAGCATTTATCCCACGCTTTGCCATTATTTCTTTTTCAAAATTGTTAAATTTATATGGTTTATTATTAATGATTACAACACTGCCCATTTATTCCACCTCTACATTTACATTTCTAATTTTTAAATTGTCATACTCTAGTAATTCGTCCGGATTGTTATATAAGTAATCTGCCAGCGCTTCTTTTTCGTTATCCACATCATCGAAATGCTGATATTCAACTTCTGTAGGTATCCTTATATCAATCGTTGCGTTTATATATGCTTGTTGTTGCATTAAATCACTTCATTTCTCTTTTTCTTTTACGTCTGACTTTCACTAAGTCCTCATATACCATCCATTCTTGACCTGTGTATTTAGGCGCTTTACATATCCACGTTAAATTCACATCTTTATACTGATATCTGAATATCTTCGCTTTGATGTTGGCAACTTCAGTCGCCTTACCTTTAACGTCTATAACTTCAACCAGTTTCCCTTCCTTCCACAAAGAGAAATCGGCTATATACGTAATCGGTCTTTGCTTCCCAAATTTAGGTTGTAGTTCGAATTTCGGTTGTAGTTCGATACGATCATAGTTAGTGCCATTCATATTACTTTCTAAATATTGGTAATATTCACATTCTACTTTGCTATCAAATACAATTCCTTTGTACTCAACTTTCTTAGCGTTGTATTTACTCATCGTCCACCTCTAAATATCAAATATCGTCGCTTGTAATCCTAGTTCTTGCTCATATAGAAGCCCGTGAGCGCCTTTAAATCGTTTTAGGTCACTATCAGTCATAATTTTCTTTTCGTCGCTGAAATGGGCTCCTGTGAGCGAATAAACCTCATTTACGTTGTCTTTATACTTGATGACCTTAATATCTTCCGTGCCATCTTCTCGGTATAAGTAATATTTTTCTTTCGGCATTTTTAACACTCCTTAATATTCGACGATAGCGGGGCGTGTATGACGTTCTGCAAGTTTTTGGATAAATAGGTCATATAACTTATTTTCATCGCCCTGTGCCTCGTCTATGAGTTTCTGAGCGTACATATCTGAACACTCAAGTTTTGTTTTTAAAAATTCTTTGGTTACCATGTATCTCTCTCCCTGAAATCATCTCCGATTACTCTTACTTTTCTTGCATTGTGTTTCATTCTTGAATTGATACGTTGCCAGTTCATATTTTGATTTAGTTCTTTATCACTAAAGTTAGTTGTAAAGATGTTGTTTTTACCTACTCTGTTATCAACAATGCTGAAAAGTTTATTTAAAGTGTGTTCTGTGTTTTCTACACCCATATCATCTAGTACAAGTAAATCAATATCGCTTAACAATCTGACTAACTCGTCTGTAGTCTCTACTGCACTTTTGTTGTATGTCGCTTTGATACGATCCATCAACATTGGTATGTGCATAAAAGCAACCGTATGCCCTTTAGATTTGACTGCTTTTGCGATAGCGTATGCTAGGTGGCTTTTACCAGTTCCGTATGAACCTTGCAATATTAATGATTTTGACTCTTTTGTAGAGAAGCCTTGAACGTACTCTATTGCTGTTTGTTTAGCTTGTACTTGTTTTTCATTTTGTGGCTTATAGTTGTTTACTGTTGCATTTCTTAAAGCCGGATTAACATTTGATTGATTAAAAATATAATCAAGTTTCTTTTGTTTATTCCTTTTGTATTCTTCATAAGCCAATCTTTGAATTTCACATTCGCAACCATCTTTGTATTCATATCCATTTTCAAACTTATATAAGTCATATTGATGCCCACATTTATCACAATTCTGTCTTAGTATTACTTCGATTGGTTGATATTTTTTTAAACTCTCGTTTATTTTTTCGTTGAATAACGGTTTCATAAGATCCTCCTAGTCCCAATAACTTTCGTCGTACTTCATACGTTCCAATTGATCTATGCCAGTTTCTTTAATCTCTTCGCTATAATCATTCATATAGCTTTCGTTAGTTAAAAATGTTTTAGGGTACTTTTGATATTGTTTGTCTGTAATAGTTTTTAAATACTCTCGAGTACCTTGCATGATTTGCTCAAAAGAATGTTTCTTTAAGCATGATTTGAATTTAGTAAAAGACATCTTCTTATCTTTCTTCTTGTCGTAAAGTTTCCACCATTCCTCAAATTGCTCATGCGTAACGTCAGTTGCGCTATTATTTGAACTTAAGTTCTTATCTATATCTTTTTCTTTATCTCTTTCTAATTCTTTATCTAATTCTTTATCTTCTTCTGTTGCGTGACTGTCACGTGACGTCACGTGACCATTTAGCAATTTTCTGTTGTTTTCTCGTTGCTTTTGTTTCCTCAACCTGTTCTGCGCCCTGATTTTCTCGAGTCCTTCGATGTTTTGGTGCTTTTCCCAGTTTGTCACTTTTATGACACCATTAACTTTTTCAATCATGCCCAATGTCTCAAAAGTTTGAATTGCTAACCTTATTGAGTTAATAGGTCGGCTAAACTCATTTGCTAACATTTCTTCGTTATACGGCAAGTTTTCAGATAACATAATGTAACCTTGTTCGTTGTACTTTCCTGATAAAGTTAGCAACTTAACCCAAATGGTTATGATCGTATCTCTTTCGGGTAAAGCTTCGATATATTTGATTTTGCTGTCATCAAACATGCCAACTTTAAGTTTTATCCACGATACTTCTCCCATTGTCTTCTCCTTTCAGCGCTTTTATTTTGTCCGGTACTTCCCAGTTAGATATGAATTCTTTAAGTTCATCTGTCATAGGTACGTCGTTAAGGATCGCGTCAGATCCATGCAGGTATGACGAACATTTGTTGTAAACTAATCTCGCTTTGTTTAAATCGTCATATCCGCCTAACGCTATATAGTTGCCAGAATAAAATATTTTTGAATAATATCTATGTTTTATTTTGTTTATTCCTCTTAAATTGTTTTTATCAGTTCCCCTCTTCAATTGCTTTATGTTTGTTTTATAGTTTCTTTTTTTCAGCCTATTATCTTCTCCAATTATATTAAGGTAACCAACACCACCCCAATATTCATTAACTGCATTGTTGTAAGCTTTTGCTGCTTCATCTTCATTTACAAAGTGACCTAAGTTTTTGGTTTTTTTATCAACAGCTATACATGCATACCAATTATTATTTTTTTTATCCCATGAAACGCCTTTATATTTAGATGAATTGTTACACTTCGCTTTGCTCCATCTTGTTTTATTACCTTCAGTTGTTAGATTTTTTCTTGTGAAATCATTGTTTTTTATTTTTTGGAAACTTTTTTTTAGAATAAAATCAGGTAAATGCTTTTTATCACTATTCACAATCATTCTGTAATTATCTTTAAAAGCTTTATGCCAAGTATGCTGATTAACTCTCTCGTAATCTTCATCATCAACTAAAATTTCTTCTCCATCTTGTAAAAATATCGATTTAACCATTATTCTCCTCCTTTCAACATTTTATTGAGCCTCTCATCAACTTTTATCCACGAGTCATGCAAGTGATATTTATCATCAAACGACTTAACGCCAATCGCATGTTGCTCGTTGTGATGTTCGCGACATAACGCTAATACATGTTTGTCGTAGTGATTCATCTTGTTTCTGTTCATGCCTCTACCTACTGCTTCGTAATGTGCTAGGTCTGCGTGAGGCTTTCCGCATATTACACAGTTGCGGTTGATTGTAGCCCAATATAATAACGCTTTATCTTCGCTTAACAACTTACTCGTTTCTACACTCATAGGTATTTGATGATGAAACATAAACGCTATAATCAGTTCTATTAACTCCCTTGCAACTTTCATAGAACAGTCGCGCAGACTGATTTCTTCATAACCTTTCATAATTTCCAATTCTGTTTGTAATAATTTTCTAGTTGATTCTACTGGTTCGCCCCAGTGAAGTTCTATATCTCTACACATTGCGAATATTTTTTTGCGTTGTTCTATAGATAGTTTTTTATTGTCCGGAACCTCTACTTCTGCTTTTAGTGGATATCCGTTTTCTAGTAAGTCAATGTGACTTTGTTCAAGTTCAACACCAGTAGCAACGACGGAATAAGTACCGTCATTGTCTTTCTGGTATCTTGTAATGTATTGCATTTAAACCACGTCCTAGAACGGTAAATCATCATCATTGATTTCTATTGGACCATTAGCATTAGCGAATGGGTTTGATTGTTGACTCATAGGTGTCTGTTTACCATTTGCTTGCTGTTCTTTTTGTTTCATCTCATCAGTTTTAGGTTCTGGTTTATTAACTACTTCATCGTCTTTATTCCAAACTTTTACATATGAGAGTCTTACAAAATACTTGCCTTGTTCCTCGTTAAATTTATTTTTAAGTACAATAGTTCCGATTTTGTTAATTAATTGATCTGTGTCAAAAGTTAAATCTGGTAAGTTCAATTTAATTCCTAATCTACTAAGTAACTCGATATATTGTTTTTCTTGATAATCTTGTTGGAATGGTGGGACGAATTGGTTGTGTTTGTATTGTTTACCTTCGTTGTTTTCAAAAACAATCGTGAAGTATCTGTTTCCTCTGTCGTTAAACTCGACATTTGCAACTTTTACTGTAAATTCTCCAGCTCCTAAAAAGTCCCCACCTTTCATGAATGCCTCTTGATTAGTTTCTTGAATGTATTGTGTTCTACCAGTGATTTTCATAATTTTTATACCGTCCTTTTAATTAATTTTTAATTACCATTTCTAATTGCTTGTACAACATCGTTAATACTTGGATTAATGAAACGTTTGTTGTTAATTTTGATGTTGCTTGAGTGTCTTATCTTTGTCTCGAATAAATTTGATGGTTCAGCGTTAAGTACATATTGATAAGTTTTTTCGCCGTCTTGCTCATGTTCTTCTATTGTCATTCTTGCTAACACGTCAGATTGACTGATGACTGCTTTTTTTATTTGGTCTTGTGCCTCTATCGTGATTGTTGGATTGATAGTACTTCCCTCATCATCTTTGTCTTTGTTAATGCCCTCGTGTCCGCTTATAGCAAGATGAAATTGATAATGTTCTTGTAATTTAGAAATATAACGATAAATACTTACAATGCGTGTAGCACACTCGCCCCAATCATTAAATGTCGGTTTCTTTGATTTACCGTCCATGATGTCGTCCATAGTGATATCACGTAACTTTTGGATTGTTTCAATCACTACAACATCAATTTGTTTTCCGTTTTCTCTTAGTTGTTCAATAATTTTAGGCAGCATTTTAATCACTGCACTAAAATGCTTATAATTCTTAATCTGCACAACTGCCCCATCTTCTGTTACCGTTGTTCCGTCCTCATTTATATCTAGTACTAAGGCATTGTTATCTTTTGTTAAAAACGTAGTTTTACCAGTACCGAACTTGCCGTATATCGCAAATTTATAAAACTTGTTTGCATTTTGTTTGCTGATGTCTTTTACACCTAGTTGCGTTAAAATATCGACATCTTGATTAGTTTTTTCAGTCATCTATTCTCCCACCTTTACCGTGTATGACGTTGGTTTCTCCACAATGCTAGCACCCTCTAAAACTTCGCCGTTTGCGTCAATCAATGTGCCGTTTTCAGTTACATTGAAATCTTTCTTAATGTCTGATTGGCTAAGTTTTTTAGTTACTTTTACATAGTTGTCAAAACCTCGTTGCTCAAGTTGTTTAATGACTTCTTGCTCATTGCTAACTTGAATGACTTTTGAACCTTTTCTGGCTGTCACTTTTCCGTAAGGTGTATTCAACTTGAATTTGCTATCTTGTTCTTTTTGTATTCTGTAATATTCAATTACAAGGCTTTGTAAATATTCTTTGCCACTCTGTAATTTTTCTACTTCTTTATCTTTCCATTCGTTTATGCGTTCAATTTCTTTATTTGCTAAATCGTTGATTTCATTCTCTTTAGTTGTGATTGCATCCAGTTTCTTAAAAACCCAGTTAGCACTGTCTAGATCAGTTACTTTGAATCGGTCGTCTTGTTCGAATGTTTCTAATTCTCTCTCTTGTAAATCATTCACTTTTCATACCTCCTACCATTTCATGACTAAGTTAATTAGTCTGTCCTGTTCGTCTGTGTGTTCTTCAATCCATTCATCTATTGCTTGGTTAAATAAGTCTGATGCCATATCTAAGTCGTTCTCATCTACGACATAAGCATGTTTAATTGGTATGTTGTTCATATCTTTAATTTGTATTGATATGCCCATATGACCTTTTAAAATGGATAGCTTAAAATCGAATCCGTTAACATGAATATTTTTGCGTATGATTTCGCCTATTTCGTAATACATCTTGACTTCCTCCGTTTTTCGTTTTATATTGAACACGAATTAATTTTGTTAATCGTTTGTCACTGTTACTTGTTGGCGCAAGTAGCAGTTTTTTTATTCTTCATAAAAGTATTCCTTATAAAATATGAATGTCGCTATGCTTGCGAATCCTGCAATTGACCACGCTGTAGTGAAGTATAGAAACGGCATAAGTACAATCGCTAAGACTGTGAAGCATAGTACTGCTACTAGGTAGCTTTTATAAATGTTACTCATTTTCTTTTTTCAACTCCTCCATTATTCTCTGGTCTGATAAGTCGTGATAAGGGAATTTTTTCCTAGCTAATTGGACTGGTATTCTGCCTCGTATCGCAATGTATCCTTCATCTTCAAGCTCTTTATTCAGTTCTCTTATTATTTGTCCTGCTTTGGATTTAGAAACAGATAAAATTACCGCAAGTTCTTTAGCTTGCAAACTATTTTTCATCATATCTTTTCCTCCTTTTTATTTTTGTGTTGTGTATAATTTAGTTATCTCCTAGTGAAAGGAGGTGATAAGTATGGAATTTAATGATTTTCAAAATTTCTTTGGTGAACTTAGTAATCAAGCCGAAAAAGAATTCGGTGGTGACAGTGACTTTTTTAGAGATAGAATAAATAAGTTGAAAGAAGATGCTCCTGAAAACGTATCTTACGAAATTATTTATTCAATAGCTTTATACGAAAGCTTAAAAGCTCAACAAGATATGAAAATTTTGAATACAGTTAAATATCTTTTAGATCGTGACTAGCAATATCCAACAATGATTTGCTCTGAGCATTATTAATTTTTGGATAATCAAAATTTCTAAGTTTAAATCTTGTGTTTTTCTCAATCTTTACAACCTTCCACGTCACAACTGCCATTGTGATGAGGAGGGTTGTTTTGTATAGTGTGTTCATTTGTAATTCCTCCTATTAAGTTGTTTGTTCAATTGTGTGTTATTCTTCTTCGTCTAAATCAAAGTGCTTTTCAATCTCTTGCGCTGCCCATTTCATAACCTCTTCTAAGCGTTGTTCTCTACTGACTTCTATAGTTTCGATTTTGCCTGCTTCTTCGATCGTGTGTGTATATGTTTCTGACGTATTACTAATCTCCATATTCAAAATGTAATGAATGTATGTGAGTAATTCTCTTTGTTCTTGTTTCATCTCTGATTCTCCTCAAATTTCAAATTGACTAACGTCAACACCATATTTAATTGCCATATTCTTAATCACTGAAATGTAAATCTCAATCAATCTAGGTTCATCAGTAATCACATCTAATTTTGACAACTTGTTAATCTGTGTCTTCGTCGCACCGTTCGCTAGCATTTTACCTTTGCGATTCTGCATACGGATTTTTAAATTACAACGTCCTTTTTCTTCTAATGCTTTGTAAGCTTCAGACTTAACTTTTTGGTGCATTGCTCCGCCACCTAAATGTTGCGCAATCGCAGACAACATTTTGTTTGTGTCGTTACGCCAGTTTTTCGTTTCGATACCGACAATGTGACGAATACCTGTGATTTCTTGTTGCATTTGTTGGTTAAACTGTTCTTGGTCTTTTTGCGCTTTGAACATCATCTCTAATGCTTGCATTGGTGTTTGTGGTACATTAAGTTGCGCTTGTTGTTTAATGTGTTCATCCATTTTATGGAATGCGTCAACATATGTTGCTGTGAACAAAATTCCTTTACTACCTATCATCTTGTTTGCTACTATGTCGCATCCTTTTTTGGTTAGTAGGTAGTGTTTGTATTGCTTACCTGTTCCTGCTTGGTATGAACTTTCTACGAAGAAATCATCAGCCCTCAAACTTGAGTTTTGTAAAATTACACCTAAATAGTTATCAATATCTCTTACTAAATTGTCGTGTCGCTTTCCTATCATTTCCGCAACTTCTCTACTGTCTACATAATGTGTTTCGTTCTGTTCTACTATTTGTAATGCTTGCATAATGTTTATGCTCCTTTCGTGTATAATGTTGTTATCAACCTAAGGAGGTGATAAATATGGGTAAGTTTTCTAAAGGTTCAAACTCTCTTTCGAAAAAGTTGGGTGATTTAGCTGATAAAGCTGAAAAACTCGATGAAACAAATTTTGAGTTCAACCAAGAGGACCTTTTTAACGATTCGTTCATGATTGAAAATACAAAATTCAAGTGTTTTAGTGATTTTATTGAATCTTCTCCTGTAGATGTCCAATCCCAAGAAGATTTTGATTCGTTAAAAAATAATGAGTCATTCAACAATTTCGTTAGAGAAAATACCAAATACGAAAACTGGTCTGATATGATCGAAAATGCAGGTTCAATCCTTATTGGCAAGATGATTTTTGAATAACTTTTATTTCAAAGTTATTTATCTTCTCCAAGTTTTCTTCAACCGCCTCGACAGCTTTTAAGGTTGATTCAATCAACTTTTTGAGTTCGTCGAGGTTTGTTGCTTCGATGTTTTTTATTTGCAATCCTTCCATTTGTTGTTCCTCCTTTTAAGATGTGACTTTTTCTTTTTCTCTCGAAAACAGATACTCAATTTCATACTCTGGAAAAAAAGTATTTTTAATAAGTAACGCTTCTCCAAATTTGAAATCAGAAATACCGTTAATCTTATCTGATACTGTTTGATATCGAACTTCTAATAAATCTGCGATATCCACCAGAGATACTTTATTCTGTTTTCTGACCTTTTCTAAATTGGTCAACATAGTACCTCCTCCAATTATACGAATTTTCGTATTTAAAATTTTAAAAATTAGCACTGCTGAAGTGCTTAAGTCCAATATATACGAATTTTCGTATCGTGTCAATACTAATTTTCGTATTTTTTTATTTGTTTTATCTTGATATACGATTTTTCGCATGTTATTATATAAGTATATTTTAGAAATGAGGTAACCAAAATGGATAAAGAAAAGCATTTAAAACATTTAATGGAAATGAAATCCGGTTCAGTAAAAGCTTTTTCAGAAGATATAGGGTTAGCTTATACAACAGTTCGTTCAATTTTGGAGCGAGGTGTATTTAATGCCAAAGTAGAAAATATTATAAAAATTTGTAAAGGTTTGAATATAAAGCCAGAAAATATTATGGATTTAAACGATACGATAATTAGCGAATCAATTACAACGCTAATCAAACTCACGCCTCCAAGACAAAAAAACGTACTTAACTACGCAAATGAGCAATTAGATGAACAGAATAAAGTCACTTCTATAGATGAATATAAAGAGTCTAAACTAGTATCGTATATTGCATGTGGTGCAACTGGTGCTGGCATAGGAGAAGAATTATATGATGACATATTGCATGAAGAAGTATTTTTTAAAGAAGACGAAACGCCATCAAATGCTGATTTTTGTATTTTAGTTAATGGTGATTCAATGGAACCTATGTTAAAACAAGGAACATACGCTTTTATTAAGAAAGAAGATTCTATTAAAGATGGTACAATTGCACTCGTTGTATTAGATGGAGTAAGTCTTATCAAGCGTGTAGATATATGCGAAGACTATATTAATTTGGTATCTCTAAATCCGAAGTATGATGATATCAAAGTCGCTTCGTTTAGTAATATTAAAGTAATGGGCAAAGTTGTATTGTGATTAATAGCGCCTATATGGCACTTTAATATAAAAGACGTCTATTTCATCAGTGTTTAAAAGGAGTTTATAATGAAAATAACTAATTGCAAAATAAAAAAAGAAACTATAGTATATGAAGTTTTAACTAGTGGTAATCAACCATTCACTTATGAGTTACCTAAAGATTTATCGTCACATAATGCGCGTAAATACTTGGAATTTATTTCACAAAAAATAGATGGCGATAAGTTAAATTAATTCAAAGAATAAAGTAACTTCATAAAGAGTACGAAGAAAACGATCTAATGACCGAACTTATTCTTGAATATTTAGTAAAAAAGTATGTTGAAGAAGAATATAAGAAATAAACGCCTATATGGCGTGAGGAGGATGAGGGATGGAAGAGAACGCACCTTTAGAAACAGCAGTTAATAATTTTAAAAAGATTCAAAATAGCGAGATTTACAAATTTAAATATATGAATTCATGGTGTCTTGAATATTCAGAGTTTTTATTGGATGAAGTTAGATTGTTAAAAGAAAACAAAAGTTACACCAGATATAAAAAAGGCACTATAATTTATGTAAAGTTAGGTGTTAATGTTGGCAGAGAGTTTTCTGGAAACCATTTTTGTATGGTACTTAATAATCACGATTCAAATAAAAATCCAATATTAACGGTAGTTCCACTTACATCTTCCAGAAGTAAATTCAATGTGCATATCGAAGAAGATTTGTTACCTTTAGTATTGGAAAAAATGGACGTAACGGGTAAGGATTTAGCTAAAAAAATCATGAACAATCTTGAAAAGGTGTCAAAAGCAGAAAACCCATACGATCAAAAATTACTTGATGAAAACAAATCGCTGAATGACGACTTCAAAAAATATTCGAAGGTTCGCAAAAGATATGAGCGATTCAAGTATAAAAAGACCTATGCTAACGTTTTAAATATCACTACAATCAGCAAGGAGAGAATATCGAAAATTAATAGGTATGACCCTGCCGGAGAAATATCATATTCAAAAGAAACAGTAGATAAAATTGAAAATAGTATAAAAATTAGATTTCTTAGTTAAATCGCTTGAACTACACTCTCTTTGATGGTATATTACATATATACAAAACAAGCCGCTGAAATATTTGCGGCAAGCTTCAAATTAGACAAGTCGCTGAAATATTTGCGACATGAGAGGGTGCATCTGCGCTCTCTCTTTTTTTATACAATTTTCACGGGTAGCACGCCTACCCTTATTATTTTTTGCCAATTTTGAGGAGGGAGAAGCAAAATGCCAGTATATAAGGATGATAATACAGGTAAATGGTATTTTTCCATTAGATATAAAGATGTATACGGTAATAACAAACGAAAAATGAAGCGTGGGTTTGAACGTAAGAAAGATGCCAAACTAGCCGAAAGCGAATTTATACAAAATGTTAAATATGGATACTCGGACAATCAACCCTTTGAATATATATTTTTTAATCGTTTAAAAAATGAAAATCTTTCTGCACGCTCAATAGAAAAGCGAACTACAGAATATAATACTCACATAAAAGAAAGGTTCGGAAATATCCCTATTGGCAAAATCACTACTACGCAATGTACTGCTTTCAGGAATTATTTGTTAAACGATGCAGGTCTTTCTGTTGGCTATGCACGATCTGTGTGGGCAGGTTTTAAAGCAGTTATCAATTACGCCAAAAAGCATTACAAGCTCTTATACGACCCCACATTATCGGTAACTCCTATTCCCAGAACAAAACCACAAGCTAAATTTATCACTCGTGAAGAATTTGATGAAAAAGTAGAACAAATCACAAACGATACTTCTCGTCAGCTAACTAAACTGTTATTTTATTCTGGTCTTAGAATAGGCGAAGCTTTAGCTTTGCAGTGGAAAGATTACGATAAAATAAAAGGCGAAATTGACGTAAATAAGAAAATCAATTTAAGTAATAGAGAAATTGAATATAATCTAAAAAAAGAAAATTCTAAAGGGATAATACCTGTACCAAAATTAATTAGAGAGATGCTTAAAAACATGTATAATGAATCTTCTAAAAGATATAAATATTTTGACGAAAACTATTTTATATTCGGGGGGTTAGAACCTATTAGATACGTTACCTATTCGTATCATTTTAAATCTGTATTCCCGAATCTAAAAATACACCATTTAAGACACTCGTACGCAAGCTATTTAATTAATAATGGTGTAGATATGTATTTATTAATGGAATTAATGAGGCACTCTAACATTACAGAAACAATTCAAACGTACTCTCATTTATATACTGATAAAAAACATCAAGCTATGAACATATTTGATTAA